TGAAAGATATAATGTTACCTTCTTTCATGCGAACTTCACTTTCTCTACGTTACCACGCAGCCCCGCCTTCATATAAGTAGTTGCACGGCCTTCAAAGAAGTTCTGATGCTCTACACCCAACACATCATCAAGCCAATCTAGCGGATTATCTTTTACATTGTAGTTAGGTTTTAGTCCTAGCTGTAGCAGCCTACGATCTGCAATGTACCTAATGTACTGCTGCATCTCTTTCTTCGTTAGTCCTCGTATGTCGCCTTGTTCAAACACAAGATCCAAGAACCTATCTTCTAGGTCAACCATTTCACGACATGCCTGATAAATCTCCTTTTTGAAGTCATCAGTCCACAGTTCAATGTTCTCTTGAATAAACTCTCTGAATAACTTTGTCATTGCTTCTACGTGCATAGACTCGTCACGTATACTGTATGTAATAATCTGTCCCATACCCTTCATCTTACCGAAGCGTGGGAAGTTTAGCAATATGATGAAGCTGGAAAATAACTGTAACCCTTCAGTGAAAGCAGAGTAGATAGCTAGAGCCTTTGCAATGGACTGTCTATCGCCTTTAGTGACCCGTACAGCGTCGATATACTCGTGCTTGTCTGCCATAGCCTCGTACTCTGCAAACGCCTTATACTCAATCTCAGGCATTCCTACGGTGTCTAGAAGCAGACTGTAGGCATGTTGGTGTATTGACTCCATGTTAGCAAAAGCAGACATCATCATACGTGCTTCAGGCTTCTTAAAGATCTTCATGTAGCGGTCAACATAACCAGACCCTACATCTACATCAGACTGAGTGAACAGTCTAAAGATCTGTGTAAGTAAATTCTTTTCAGACTCATCTAAGTCTTGCCAATCTTTTACATCATTGTGCAAAGGTACGTCTTCTGGAAACCAGTGCATCTGATTCTGTTGTGAGTAGTAATCGAACATCCAAGGATGGTCAAATGGTTTGTAGTAATCTCTAGTATCTAATAAGCTCATTGTTTTCCTTAATCAGTAAAAGAAGTTTCTAATACAACTAATTTATCTTCTGCTTCAGCTATCTTTCCCACTAACTCATCCATAGTCTCAAGCATTGTATGCTCACCTACGGCTGCTGGGTTGTCCAGATAGTTTTTTAGCTCTGATCCAGCCCACATTATCTGGGCCTTGTACATACTCTTGAGTGCTTTTAATTTATAGTCTTCCATTTTTCTTTTAGATCCTTTTCATTTTTAGCTGCCCATATTCTAAAACTAAGTTTGTCTAGTTTGTTATAATTCATTGCGTACTCAGCCCACTGTTGAATACAGAAGTTTTTAAACTTAGTATCTTCTACATCTTTTTTAGCGTAGAACTCTTTGAACTCTTCATAAGGTGCAAGCCTATTTTCTTCCCAGATATAATACTGACAATCTTCTATTGGATGCTTAGACATATCTGGTTCTCTTTCTGCATTCGCATATCATATGTGCGCCATACTTCCTACACATTGCTATGTGAGAGTCTGGACACTTTGTATTTTTGGGACTGTATTGATCCCAATAGTTACGCTGTTGTGGTGCTTCGGTAGCACAAGCAGATAATAGCAACAATAAAAATAATAATTTAACCTTCACAGCTTAAACACTCCTCTTCTTCTAAGTTTATTCTTGGTATTTTGACGTTAACATTCTCTGCATTTCTAGCTGCATTAGAGCGGAGGTAATACATAGATTTGAGTTTGTAAGCTCCTGCCCAATGTACGCTATTAATATATTCCAGATACTCATCGTGCACCTCCTGATCTGCTGTAGCTGGTGGCGGTATAAAGAATAAGTTTACTGACTGAGCTTGGCACACATACTTCTGTCTTTGATATGCGTGTTCAACGATCCAGATTTGATTGATCTCAGGTGCGGTTTTGAATACTTCTCTTTCTTCTTGAGATAGCGCCTCCAAGCCTTCAACAGAGCCTTCAGCAGCAGCAATATCCTTCCACGTTTTTTCTGTGTTGATGCCTTTTTCATCTAGTAACTTCTCCAAGTACTTATTTTTTACTTTGTATGAGCCAGTTAAAGTCTTGTGCGTAAATACGTTAGCACGACTAGGTTCAATACTAGGACTCGTTCCACCACATATAATACTGCTGCTGGCGTTAGGAGCAATAGCAAGAAGATGTGAGTTACGAAGACCACTGCCAACCATATCAGGAGCTTCACCCCTAGATCCAGCCAACTGTACACTAGCTTCAGTAGCTCTTTCCTTGATGTGTTTAAAGGCTCTGTTGTTGAAGCTGGAAGCGTACATTCCTTCAAAAGGGATTCCATTACGTTGAAGATAAGAATGAAAGCCCATCGCACCAAGGCCAATCGCCCGTTCTCTATATGCACTATAAGCGGCTTTTGATTTTCCATATTCTTCTTTACCCTCTCTAACATATTTTCTAAAATCATTTAAGTTTGTTACGTGTGTACCAAGAACCATGTTTTCTCTTATATTGCCTGTACTTATATGATTAGATTCTAAAATACTAAGAATAAAGTGTTCAATAGTATTATCCAGCATGGTAACTAAATCACTAATAAACAACTCATCGTCTTTCCACTCATCAAAGTATTCTAAGTTAACACTTGACAAGCAGCAAACTGCTGTGCGCTCCTCACTTGTAGGCAAGGTAATCTCAGAGCATAAATTACTTTGACGTACTTTAAGTCCTAAGTCTTTCTGCTGTTGCGGCAGAGCCTCGTTACAACGATCAAGATTAACAATATATGGTTCACCTGTCTCTGCTCTGGTGTGTATTAGCTGCCACCATAAGTCACGCGCTGCTACAGTCTTTACTGCTTGCTTTGATTTAGGATCAATCAGCCGCCAAGGGAGGTCGTATTTGACAGAGAATAAGAACTCATCAGAGATACTAACGCCATTATGTAAATTAAGACACTTGCGGTTAAGATCACCGCCAGTAGTTTTTCGCATAGCAATAAATTCTTCAATCTCTGGATGACTAATATCCATATACGCTGCATAAGATCCTCTCCTAGTAACGCCTTGATTAAAAGCAAGCATCTGACTGTCTACGACATGCATGAATGGAATGCTACCAGTAGACTCACTACCGTTAGAAGTAGATACCCCATTACTCCTAACATCACCCCAATATCCACCCAAGCCTCCACCTGAACTAGCCAACCATATGTTCTCGTCATAATGATCAGATAGACCATGCCTTGAATCAGGAACATAATTAAGAAAGCAAGAGATAGGTAAACCACGCTTGGTTCCCCCGTTGCTAAGGATAGGAGTGCTAAACATGAACCAATTAGAACTTGCGTAGTTGTAAAGTCGCTGTGCAAGATCGAAGTCAGTATGTCCTTGATAAGTAGCAGTATAAACAGCGGCCCTTGCAAAAGCTTCTTGAGCATGTGTTTCATCTTCCCAAAAGTATCTGTCTTTTAAAGTTTCTAAAGAGAACTCATTTAGTAATTCTTCTTTATCATAGTCTATCTCTATGCCTAGATAATTCGTCTTCCCAGTTTTCAATGTCATTTATATCTTCCTTTTCTCTAAGCTGGTCTTTTCTATAACCTTTAGTACGTGCTTTATTTTTAGATTGTTTCCGCTTGTTGAACCTTTCCCTACGTTCTTCTTTCCTATCCCAAGACATCCTGATTCTCCATCAAGAACTTGAGCAATCGCTCCTCGTACCAACGAGCTTTGCGTAGGTCTTCTATGGGCTTCTTCTTGTACCTGAATCTCCAGCGGTACTTTAATGAGTTACCACGCAGATAACCTACAAACTCATCAGGTGTGAGCATAGCTTCAATAGCTTCTATGCATTCTACTTTGCCATTATTGTAGTGAGGCGGATGATCTACCATAGTGTTTATTAAGTTAGAATATGATTCACCTAAACGACTTTGACCGTACACAGGATGATCATTAGGAACATCTTCTTCGTCATCAAGCCACTGGACTTGAAACTTATTGTCTCTTCCTATTGTCTTATCTCTTAGATTATCCCACTCTTCTGGTGTTACATCATCAATACTCATTGCATCTCCAAGTTTGTCTTATCTGTTCTTTGCTTAAACTCTTCAGTCTCTCTACAGTCAGAGTCTATCCATGACTCTGGAATACTGTCCTCACTATACCATCTGAATCCGTTCTTCTCAGCCCATTCTGCATGGGATCTCTTAGTACCATCTTTCCTTCTCTTTGCTCCCGGCATAGGAGCAGAGGGGTTAGCAAATAGGAACACAAGTTCTGTATTTTTAGGCAAGGCTTTTCTTAACCACACGTACTTACTGTACTCAGCATGATCCCAGAACCTTCCTTTAGATTCAAGAAGTATTCTCTTCTTACCTATAACCTTAAAGAAGTCTGGCTCGTATGTATGCTCTGTAACATACGGTACTTTCTCTGTGTGATGTTCCCAGTATTTAAGTATGCCTTCATGGAGAACAGCCTCCCATATAGAATCATACTTACTACCATCAGGTTTAACATATTTTTTAGGGCGGGGTACTCTAGGCTTACGCGCTGCCATCTACTAAGTTCCTTCTATGCACAGCATCTCGTTGACCACTTGCAATTAAATTAAGGTCATCCAGAGTAACAGCATCAACATCAAAACTACTGTCCTGCTTCACTAGTCTCTTTAGTTCTTTCTTAATCCATCGCGGAGTCATAGGCACACACCTGATACCTGACTTAACTGGAGCATATATCTCTGTCTCAGGCATGAACTGCATGACGTTCTTAGTGTTGACTCTCTCAGCTTCTTCATCAGAAACCATGTTGCACAACCAATCAACAAGAAGGCTCTCTGTCTTCCTGTGTATTTGTTTTAATTTATTTTTATTCACTTGATTATTAGTTCCTGCACATTAGGAGTAGATGTTACCCGTGTGAAGTATTTAAGACCGTTGGCATATTTGAACACACGTAGTCCTCTACCGTTATTAGCATCAGACCAGCATTCATTCTTGAAGCCGCAGTAGGCGCAGCCAGTAGGAAGGCGCATGTTACCTTTCTTACCCTCTGGTACGGGTTGATAACATTTCTCAGGAGGAGTATCTGATTTTAATTTATTTTTCAGACTATCTATTCTACCATTGACATTTGGTTTTGTCAAGTCCCCCGGCAAATATAATGCAATCTCTCCTGTTTCTTTATTGATTGCTAGGAACCCTCCTTCAGTAGTTCCCTCGCTTGCTTCATATCCTGCAAGCTGATACATGTAGCCAAAAGGATCATCTTGGTACAGCGTACCCTCTTTGAACTTCTTGAAACCAAAGTTAGATGCAGTCTTAATGTCCACAACTTGTCCATCTATCTTGCAATCTATGTGACCTTTGATACCGTCAACATTTACTTCCTTCTGCTCATCAGATACTGCATGACCAGCTATCTTTGCAAACAAAAGTAGAAGTTCTTCTAGAAGGTGTCCGTACAGGAACTTGATATGGGTGGGTGCTTTGAGTGGAGTAGGTTCAGAATCTTTCTTAGACTCGTACCATAGCTGCCTAGCAGGTCTTCCTATATTGCTCATACGAAGGCCCTTGGTCTGCTTCTTAGGCTCAGTCCAGTGGACTAGGGCTTGCTTCATCCTCTCGCCAAAGTCATCTATAAGATCTTGTGGAATGTCCATGTTCTCACCCTGAGACAGACACTCAATCTTTTCATAGATGTCTTCAACGAGTGTTGATAGATTTTTAGAATAGTTCAAGTTGCTTCCCCTCAAATAGGTTATCTAGTTTATCGACAGCCAGACTAGCATCACAAACAAACCATTCTCCTTGGCGCTCATAATGTTTTTCAAGTTCAGCATGTGCCTCTGCTTCTGCCTCTCGCCTGTTCTCAGTGTTGTATGCTTTTACTAATTCGTAGTCCCTGTATGGTGAGGATGTTTGGTACTGCTTCAGTCTATCCTGTGCATCTACAGCCATACCTACTTTGCACCAGCTAGGGAAGGCAGGGTTTCGTATAATGTATACCTGACCTTGCTTGGAACTTTCATAGTTCTGTAGAGAGCTAAAGGCTGCGTCAGTAAAACCTTTGTATCGCCCCGGCTTATGCAGTGGGTGAGTTTTTGATATATATTCTCCATCTACCCACATTCTATTTGGATTATGTATTTTCCTATTAGGATTATTACAATCTTTACATTGTGTTCTGTTGGTATTTTTCCAAGAAATATTCCAATTAGTATCTGTTAGTTCCACACCACAGGTGTTACAATTTTCTTTAGTGAGTCTCTGACCAGTTGTTTCCGACATTGTACTCTCCGTCTAGCGGACATTTTAGATCAAGATGTTGACCAGCAGCAACAATAGCTTCGACTCCTAGTTGACCTACTCTTTCGGCATCCTTCTCAAGAACCTCTAGCTGCCATTCATCATGCACATTAGCCACGAAGTGAGCGTCCAGACCTTCTTTCTTTAGGCTTCTGTTAAATAGTACCAGAGCTTGCTTCATAACAACAGCACCTGCACCCTGTAATAGAGTATTAAGTGCAGCGTGTTCACTACGGACAAACAGTTTACGACCATCTAACCCTTTGAGGTAACCTCTTTCAGACGCTGATCCAACTCTATTTTTAAGAGACTTGAATGCTGGTAGATTATCGAAGAAAGATTGTCTAAGTCTTGTACCAACTGACCGACCTCCACCAGCCACGCTTCCAAGTTTCTCATCTCCTGCTCCGTATAGGAGGGCATATATGAATGTCTTTGCCTGAGATCTTGATTCAAGTCCCGCAAGGTTTTGATTAGCGGTGTGTATGTCTCCGTTAATGACTTCATTTGTATAGTCCTTATCGTCCATGTAGTGTGAAAGCATTCTAAGTTCTAAGCCACTGGCATCAATACCTACCAGTTTGTAGCCCTCTGGTACAGTCCATACAGCACGACACTGAGGGCCGTATGGTGAATTAGAGCTAGGAACCTGTGCCATGTTTGGATTCCTGTGCGTCATGCGTCCAGTGATTGCACCATTAGGTATCACAAACCCATGCACTCTACCGTCTTCTTCTACTGATTCATTCCAAGAGTTTATCTGAGACACCCTTTTCTGGTACATCAAGTATGCCTTAATCAACTCTGCTTCTTTGATCCCTTTTACCTCAGCAAGAGTCTTCTCATTCACTATTGGTCTACCATGAGCAGTAAACTCAGTAGGTTTCCATCCGAACTCTTGTAGGTACTCTCCTACCTGCTGCCTAGAACCTAGATTAAAGTCTTGAGATCTACTGCGTATCACAGGATCACATTTTTGTGCATCGTATCCAGCCTTCTCTAGTTTCTTTAACATAAGCTCATGCTCTGCGCGAGTCATCCTCACACCTTTGCCTACACCTGCTTCGCAAAGACTAGCCATCTTACTCAATGAACCGTTTTTGGTGATCCTTGGGTACAGCTTTGTCTTTGTGATTTTTGGTTTGAACACTCGCTTAACTGCTGCTTCTGTCTTAGCAACTGTCTCGCGTAGTTCAGCAAGTAAGAGATCCGCACCCATAGAATCGTATAAGAATCCATGTTTCTCTTGCTCCTTTAGTATCTCAGCTACCTCATGTTCAAGCTCAACGCTTTCTCTGCTGAATCCTCTGGACTCTTCACGTAAAGCAAAATAAACAAGAACATTCAACTCAACGTCCTGTATGCAGTAGTCCAGCATCTCTTTGCTGAAGCCACCAGAGAACTCTTTGAACTCTATTTTATTTGAGCGTAGCTTGTGACCCCATGTGCCTAGACCGTGACCAGCTTCACGCACTGGATCAAACAGTCTAGACAGTACAAGAGTATCCACTATCTTCTGTCCACGACCAAGCGTTTTGAATCTAGTTAGATCTCTAAGCACAGGTAGGTCAAACCCTATTATGTTGTGGCCTATTAGTTCGTCTGCCTCAGATAGAAGCTGGCATCCTTCATCTATCTGATCAGGCCCATAGGTGTAAAGTTGTTTACTTTCTATGTCCTTGGCAACCAAGCACCATATCTTTGTTGCTTTGAGATCATCTGTCTCAATGTCGAATACAAGTTTCATTAATCAAACTCCAGTGCCAGTTCCTTGTCTTCATCATTGGAGTTACTTATATCATCGCCGTCTACTTCAGATAGTCTACCTGTATCGTTGTCATACAGTAAGTGTGTGGCTACTCCGACATCGCCAGTGTATCTTGATTTAAGTATGCGTACTCTAGTAGTTGACGCTTCCAAAGGATCATCAGACTGCTGATTACGCTCAAGCGATATAACACAATCAGATAGCTGGGCGATAGACTGGCTGCCTCTGAGGTGGCTTAGACCTGTCTCTATGCCGTTCTCATGGCCTTTGTTTCCATCTACCCTACGAAGGTGTGAAACTAGGATTACTCCTGCTCCTGTCTCTTCTACGAGAGTCCTAAGCCTGTGCATGATGGCATCTATACCTCTTCTCTCATCACCATCTGTAGTTGTAGAGACTAGCATGTGTAAGTGATCAATCACTACCCACTTGCAGTCACAACCTATGATCATAAACCTGAGCTTACTGAAGATAGATTCAATGTCATTCGCACCAAAATGTGCATGTATCCATACCCTGTTTCTGTTCTCACCATCGTAAAGTATATCGAAGAACTCATCTATTTCTTCCTCTGTATACTGATCTCTGATGCGGTCAACATGCAGTTTGGCATTCGCCTCTATGGATAATATTCCATCCACTGCTCTTTCATATGTCTCTTCTAGGGCTATGATCCCTACATTATCTTTTGTTGTTTTAACTAGCCAGTGTTCTAATTCTCTGGTGACACTGGACTTACCCAAGCCTGTGCCTCCAGTTAGAGTTACCAATTCTCCCTGTCGAATACCTTCTAATTTTTTATTTAACCCTTCCCAAGGATAGGGAAAAGACTTCTTCCTTTCTCTGTTTTTGTACCGCTCCCTGTTCTCAGAAACATTAAGAACCCCAGACGGTGTATAAGTTTTAGCTGCCCACCAAGCTGCAACATAACCTTTGTGATCCTGCTTGTTCAGCATGTCGTTAGCATCTTTGAAGCCTTCAGGCAGCGTCATTATACGTGCCTTGCTTGGCTTCAGTAATCTAGCTACACGCCTAGCAGATTCTCTTCCTACCTTGTCTTCATCAAAGTTAATGATCACTGTGTCGAAGGTTTCTAGGTACTCCAGCGATGCTTTAACATCACGCTCTGCACCCTGCGCACCTGATCTGACACTAAGTACAGGCCATTTAGATCCTAGTAGTTCGTATGCAGCCATAGCGTCACACTCACCTTCAACTAGAGTGACATACTTGCCACCCGCTTGGAACATATGTTCACCAAACAGACCAGCAGAACCAATGGCTCCTTTTGAAAAGAAGTTTTGCTTCCCTGTGCTGCCTAGTACACGTTCCTTGTAGGCTACAATCTCTTTGTCTTTGTAATAAGGGTAAAGATGTTTGAGGATATTGCCAGCAGAGTCAAGGATACATCGAACACCATACTTCCTAGCTGTTTGCTCTGATATTCCACGATCGCTGAGTGGCACGTACTCACCCTCTTCTGCGAAGGTGATGGGTTCTTTTTCTATTAAGTTAATTTCAATATCTCCTGTAGGCGAATCACCTAACAATGCGTTGTACTTTCTACTGCTGAACCTTTCCCCGCATGAAAAGCAGAATGCACTACCATCGCCATTGATAGATAGTGCATCGCTTGATCCACAGTCGGGGCAGGGCTGATGGAGTTTGACGAAACTCAATTAGCTTACTCCTATAATTTAAATTTCATGCGAGTCTGATTGAACAGGTTCCTCTGTCGCCTCCTCTTCGACTAGCATATCATCGGTTAGTTGTTGAAGCACTGCTTCATTGAAACCTTTAGCAGCCATTTCTAATTTAGCTAAGGTCTTCCTAGCTTGCTGTATTTCCTTATCTGTCTCTATGATTAAGACAAAAGCACTCCTACCCTCATCCGTAAACCTATCTACAGCGTAGGTTCCAGACTCAGAAGTGTAAGTCCATCCTTGTTGATCACTCATTGTGCCTCCTTTAAAATGCTAAGCTTTCTACTGTGGTAGGTGTTTGTACAGTCTGCTCACCACGTTCAATAAGATTTAGAATCTGAACAGCTTGCAGTTGTGGCCGAACTATCTTATTTAGTTTACCATACTCTTTGCGCGCCCATTGCACAGCGATTGTAGAACCGTTGCCAATAGATACGTCTGTTCTGTTCTTGTCCTTGTCTACTACGATAGGTGCAGGTATCTGACTTCCATCAGAGTTGTGCGCCCAAGTAGCGAACTTAATCACAGCATCAGGTGTGAAGTTCTTCTTCCCCGGCTCCATCAGGAATGCATCTGAGAATCCTGCATCTTTGAACATAGCAAAGACATCATCAGATACTGCTAGGAATAGCTCGTACCATGCTGTTGTTTTGTTATAGTCCAGATTAGGAACTACCAGATGAGGGTAGTATACCTGTCCCTCTACGACTGAAGGTGGGTTCATGTTTCATCTCCTTTCTTGGTTAATGAATCTAGATTGTACTCCTCTATGAAAGGAAAGTAAACATCTCTGTAAACATCAATGTCAATTCCTTCACCCAGAAGAAGCACTACTCCTTTATCAGAGTTGCTTGCTACAGTAACAGAACATTTATTCTCATACAAGGTACGAATGTACTTGGATGTTTTAAAAATGTCATACTGTTCATTTGTCAATGGCAGGTAATAATCCATCACCACTCTCCTAAATCATCAAGGAACTCGCTGAACAAGCCCGACATGTTGTTGTCTCCTATTTTCCAGCATCCTACCTCGCTACATCTTTCTTCAACAAACGAAAAGAATTTATTTTTAATTTTCTCAGATGGTTGAGTGGTGCAGATACGCAATGCCCATAGCTGCGCCCACCAATCGTCTAACTCAGAATAGAACTCTGCTCTTGGATCAGTTGCGCTCATACAATTCCTCCATCATTAGATTTAAATAGTTTTCAATGAACAAGATAACAAATTCTTCTCCATGTTTCAAGCATAACTGAAGTGCCTCTTCCTTTACCAAGTCAGTCACTGGTGCCTCAAATGTATAGACTTGTGAATACTTTAGAATATGGTTCGACACATCAATTACGTTTTGCATGTTAGACTTCCTTTGCCATTCGTCTTTGTTCCTGTCTGTGGTAGTTGTAAGCAGTAGAGTATCCAATGCCTACAGTCTTAGCAATTTCACTCACGGGACAGTTCTGCCTAGTCATTTGAAATACTTTTTGAATCTCTTCATCAGTCAGCTTGGCACGGTATGTGTCGATGTCAAGGCTAGTTTTCGACATGTTAGCTAACTTCTTTTGAGCCTGTATTGCTTTAAGCAGTAGCATAGTTACGCTCCATGGTTGGTTGTCTGTGGCTGGGCCATCGCATATCAATCACAAGAGGTTTGTAATTAAAATAGTATTCAATATACCCAGCCAGAGATGTCTCACGTTTGCACTCATCAGGCATACACTGAGGAGGATCTTCCCACTCAGTATCAGGAATGCTCACAGGAGGGAACATGAGCACCGTATGGCACTTTTCCCACGCAAGGTGTACCCTACCATACCTTTCAGTATACTCGTCTGAGAGAGCCTTAAAATGCCTGTAAAGCCAAGCATAGTGTTTACTATTGGAGCGTACCCATACTGTACTAGGATGGTTCTTATGCGCCAGTTTGTATGGAACAGGCGCACCTCCTTCAAGAACATGGTGAGCAGCACAAAGCATTTGCGCTGACTCTAGTACCATCTTCACCACATGCTTGTCGCATTGCATCTGCGCTGCTTTGACAGGGCATGTATCTATGTAAAAGATATTCATCTTTCTCCTTACGCTGCTAGTGACTTGGCTGCTTCACGCACTGACTCAACACGCTTGCTCTTGATTGCTAGGATGCTGCCTTCAGCAGTCTTCTTAGCAGCAGGAGCATGTGTACTCCAATGGGTCATAGCATTGTACACTGCCCAGTGAGTAGAGCCTAACGTCTTCTGTTCGTCAGTGGTGTACTGATTCCAAAGATACTGAAGCGAACGGTTACGGTATACTTCAGGTTCTTCCATTAGCTCAGTGACTGACATGTGAGGCTTAGCTAAAACAAACTTACACTTGGAGGCCATTGCGAATATGTTGAATGCTTCACGGTTAGTAATGCTGTTCTTAGTCCAGTGCTTCCAACGCTCTGCCTCATGCTGGTAACTGTTCAGGGCAGCGGCGAGCTTACGCTTGGCATGTTCAGTATCCATGCTGACGGTGTGCTTCGCCTTGTACATGCTGAAGTTGTCAACAAATACCTGACCATTGGTACATACCATACGGACTGCGCCAATCTGTAACACCACTGCCCAGACTCCGTTGAAAGATGTGCGACCATTGATTTGGAACTGACTTTCATCACCCTTTGCAGTCTCAATGGTATACTCAGGAAGTGTGAGAGTAATAGTACCCATGCCACCATCAGGAGACATCATCGAATCAACCCTTGCACCTTTGCAGTTGATCCCTGCTGCTTTACATACTGAGGTCATCGCATTAAAAAGATCACCATACTGTGCGCCCTTGAAGTTATAGCTAGGCTTAACCACATTGAGAGGTGCGTCGTTGGAACCTTTAACATGAAGACCACGACGAGTCGGATCAATAACACGATTACCATCAACATCTGTGTAGTGCATAGGTCTTGCCTCTACAACAGTGTTAACAATATCTGGTGGATCTAGCTCGTCAAGTGGGTGTAACGGATTAGCTAAAGAGATATTTAAAAAACCATTTGAGCTAGTCTTGTTAAATAAATTTAATACATTAGTGTTCATTTTGTTTCCTTTGTTTGAACTTGTTTAATCTCTTATTGAGAATATAGGGTAGCAGTTTTCTGCAATGGCAGCAACCTTAAATTGTAACAAATTGTTACCATCTTAATTGAACCATCGCACACTTAGTGCAGACTAATAAGTTATCAACGTAAACCATTGAATAGTGATTAGTTTCTGCACCACAGTTTGCACACTTTCTTGTTTTAATTTTGATTATCTCATCCTCCTTTTGTTCATTAGATTATGGGTTGCACACTTTCCGCACAGAGTTTTTGTCCATACGAAAACCATTTCAAGTGGATGGCCCAGCTTTTTACATTGGGCGCACTTGATCTTGTCTTGATCCATCACACCTCTTCCAGTAGCTTGAAGCAGTAGCCTTCATCTACTTTGTACATGGTGTACTTTCCTTTCACATAGTTGTTCGCAGAACCAGCGACTCTACCATGATCCTCTTCAGGAACATAGAACCAATCGCCAGATTTCATTGACAAGAAAAGATCCTGCCATCTGCGTCTGCGCTTTCTGTTTGTAACAGGTGCAGGTGCTGCTGTGATCTTAAAGTAAGTAGTCATTTCGTATCCTCATTTTATTTAAGTTGGTGAGCAGTTTATCCACTTACTCAGGTGGCGAGGGGAGCTATGCAGCTACAGCAATTAAGTTAGAAGCATCGACAACGAAGTTGCCTTTGTCTTTCTTAGCCTTACCCTTAGCCTTCAACCCTACGATGACTGCACCAGCCTTGACGTTAACCAAGTCTGACGCATCACCATCTATTACCCTTCTACCTAAGTAGAACTCAGGCATTCCATTACGGAATACTACTGACATGGGTGCATCTGTTTTGAGAGCCTTCTTCACGTACTTCTGGTACTCAGGCTCTGCACTGTAAGAGTACATCAATTCATAGTTGTCTGGAGTCTTGCCCAGCCTTGATGGATTCTTTGTGTAGTCGTAGAAGAATATGTCAGGGAATGCTTGTGGTATCCCATGCTTCTCCCACGGTATGTCTGACAATACATTGAGTCTCACTGCTGCTTTGACTCCCTGCTTCTTGCAAAGCTTGTCAAAGTTTGTGAGTTCTTTGCGTAGCTGTGTAAGGAATGCAGCCTGATCCTCGTGCCACCAATCAGTCTTGCGCTGCCTACCTTCTTTGACGTTGGTGAACACACCCATACCTGCTGACTCTAGGCATGGCTCAGCACACGCAGCGATGTTACGATAGGGACAGAGTATATCGTCTGGCATGAGAGATAATCCTGCCAGCCTGTACTCCTGAGAACCCTTGTCTGTTTTGTTTAACTTGGTGTTACCACCAGTAGTATCAAGAAGTTTCATCATCCATTGCTCCACCGTTGATGCTTTCTATTGCTTCCAAAATAACGTCAGTTAGCGTTAACTCTGAAGCTCTCTCTGAGTATTCATACTCTATGTAGTCAGCAATATACGCTGCTTGCTGCTCTGTTAAAGTTAATTTACTCACAATCCCTCCACATCTTCTATAATTTCACCTTTCCAATTTTTTACTGTGTAGCCTGAAATCTGAGTGGCTTGTATTCTGTTTTCAAAATCACTGAACGAATAGTCACAATTAGCTACTAGATCTTCGGCGTCCACCAACTCATCAACTACTAGTTTTACTTGAACAATGATTACTTTATGACTCATTTTACTTTTCTCCAAAACTTAAAAGTATTTGCTCGCTGTCGAAAACATCTGAACTTTCTGTGAACTTACTGTCTGTTATTGGTTCAACAGAAGTAGCAACATAAAACTCCTGATTCTCAGTAAAGAAAGCAGCCACATCCATTCTAAGCTGTTCTTCTGTCATTAGATCAATACGTTGTTTCAACTCAAGATATGTCATCATGCCTCCAGTATTTCTCTGTCTTTGTCGTACTGTTTCACTTGCTGCTGATCCAATGCATCTTCAACAGTCTTGTGCAAAAGATTAGTTAGTAGCTTCCTTAGTTCGTAAGGATGAATGACTGCCACATAGTTTCCAGATGATTCACTGTACGCTATTGCATAGTCCAAAAGGACTGCCAGATCTTCTTCAAAACTTTCCATTACCATTCGCCTCCTTGTAGTTTGTAATCAATGTTTTTGAATATGGGACTGTTCTCTTCTATAAACTCTTGAGCTTTCCGCATCGCTTCCACCACTCCAAGACAATCAATAGAATAGGAAACTGTCATACCCCATTCGCCCAGCGGCACCATGTCGGTGTTGCGTATCATCACCATGATGTATTGCTGCTTCTTTCTCTCAGTCATAATCGTACCCTCAAAAATGAATTAAAATACTAACAAGTGGGTGAATGAAGATCAATCCCCACAATAACGTGTAGGCAGTCACAATGAATGCCCATAACATAGCCCTCATCTGTTCACCTTCCTAAACTCTGCTCTACGCTCCATCTCTACAGCGCATTGCATACCTGACTTGATGAGTTCATTGGCGGCAGATTCTTCTTTGCACCTACGCGCCTTCTCCCAATACCTTCGACCAATCTCACACACTTGGGCATCTGATAATGCCTGTAGTTCTTCTGCTTTCATTCTTCTTCCCTCAGTTTATTTCAGACACAAAAAATGAGCAGTTTACCGTCTTACTCAGGACGCACCAAGCAAGTTTTACATCGTGGCTTAGGATGGTTCGCAGCGTGGAGAGTCGCTGCTATTTAGCCATGTCAGCTATGCGCACATCAATAGCTTTGATTATTGCTTCAAATGCTTTGATGGTCGTTTTTGTCTCTGACACTTCAATTTGGTCATGTACAATGAATTTCAGCGCTTCTGCGAATTCCTTCCCACCTGACATACTACCGTCGATGTTATAGCGAAGTTCACGCATGGCCTCTTGGAATTCCATTAGTACTGTACTGGAGTACCTGACTTCCTTGAATGCTGAATATACGTCGTTCTCACGCTTTGTCTTATAGTCCATAGTTTTCACCTCATTACGGAATGCGGAATGCATTCTCTACAATATGCACCAGTGCGGCACTATGCCGCTGTTAGTGCTTCTACTTGCGAGCGGAGTGTAGCTACTAGCTGCGACTCTGCTACAGTAGGCGTTTTAAGATTGCCTTTTTCTTCCGCTTTCTCAATAGACGCTAGTGCGCCTTTGATAACAGCCAGAATAGCTTTCTCTTTTGCAACGCCTTCGTTGTTGAAATCATACCATAGAGTCTCAATAGGTTGAGTTTCCATAGCGCCTTTACCAATTTTTCGTACCTTGAACCCTTCGTTATTTTGCAATGGTTCAAACTTAACATTCGCATGTGCCTTGATAAATTCTTTCAAGGTATTGCTGCGAATGCTACGCATTTTAACACTGGCGTTAACCAATGCTTCAATGCGTGAAGTGTCGCCATGTTCGCCATAGGTAGCAATGGCAGATTCGACTAGCGTTTGCACGTTGTCGCGTATGCTGCCTTCTGCCTTGATGACGTTAGCGAGTAGCATGTTGAAATATACAGTTTTCATAATAAATCCCCTTCGATTTTCTGAATTAAATTAAAATGTTTTTGGTGCATATTGTACAGAATGCAAAATAGCTACACGCGAAGGCCAAGCATTCACCAAAAGGCAAACGCAAAACCCGCACATGTAGCCATTTCAGTTTGTATTTTGTGCAGCGTTTCAGCGATACACTATGCCTTATTTCA